TCACAAGTGGGTACTAGAAGGTTTGTTTGGCAAGTGTGAACAAGTAACAAAAACAGATGATTTAATAAAGGGTGGTTACTTATCTAAGTTTAGGATAAAAGTCCTACTTTGTAAACATGCTCCACAATATTTTGATACATATCATGATGAAATGGAGTATCTTGTAGAGCACAAAGGTAGGAATAACCTAATCAAAAATTTAGTTAAAGATATAGAAGGTAACACTCTAGTACTATTTAACTACATTGAAAAGCATGGTACACCTTTATACGATCTAATAAATAGTAGTGTAGACGAAGCACGAAAGATATTTTTTGTGCACGGAGGAACTGACGTTGAAGATAGAGAAGAGGTTCGGAAGATTACAGAGACTGAATCAAATGCAGTCATTGTTGCCAGTTACGGCACCTTCTCAACTGGAATTAACATTAAGCGTCTTCACAACATCATATTCGCCTCGCCCTCTAAATCCAGAATTAGAAATTTACAATCAATTGGTAGGGTCCTTAGAAAAGGTGAAGGAAAAGACATAGCAACTCTCTATGATATTGCTGATGACATAGGTGGTCAGAACTATACATTGAAACATTTAAACGAAAGAGTTAACATCTATAATGATGAAAACTTTAGGTATGAAGTTATCAAAGTAAACCTCAGAGCAAACTAATATGAAAGAAGAAGAATTTTTAGCAACATTAAAACTTGTATCAGGTGAGGAAGTCATTGCTATGGTTCTTTATCTTGAAGATGAGAATAAAGTATTACTAGCAAATCCATTTACTGTTGAATCATCTAAACAAAGAAAAGGACAACTTGAAATATCAGGATTTGCTTTTAAGGAATGGGTCATGGCATCTTTTGATGACATGTATATAATTGGTAGAGATCATATTATTACTATCACTGAAGTAACAGGACCTATAGAAGAATTCTATAAAAAGAATTTAGAAAGAATAGAATCTCATAAACAATTATTATATAAACCAGATAAACTTCCTAGGAAGTCGGGGTACTTGGGATCTATTAATGATACCAAGAATACTTTAGAGAATATCTATAAGAAAAGTTAGTAGCTATAATATCCTTTAACCCTTGACAGAGTTAGTCTACTGGTAAAAATAACATTTGTCAAGCACCTTTACAAAATCCATAACATCTGCTACAATAAGTACATGATAATGGTATATCCATAGCACTATAATGGCAAAAAGAAAAAAGACTGAGTACTATGTAAATAATAAAGAATTCCTTGCTGCGATAACAGACTATCGTGAGAAAGTTCATGCTGCAAAAGAATCTGGCGATCCCCGTCCCAGAGTAACAAATTACTTAGGTTCTTGTTTTCTTAAAATTGCTACACACCTGTCATACAAACCAAACTTTGTAAACTATATGTTTAGAGAGGATATGATTTGTGATGGTATAGAAAACTGTTTACAATACATTGACAACTTTAATCCAGAAAAATCTAAGAACCCTTTCGCTTATTTTACACAGATTATATACTATGCTTTCTTAAGACGTATACAAAAAGAAAAGAAGCAACTAGAAATTAAAGGAAAAATTTTAGAACGGTCAGGATATGATGAAGTAATGCACACTGACAAATATGATGGTACAATGTCAGGTATGAATGCTTCACAATCTGATATGGGAAGCATCAAAGAAAACATTGAAACAAAAATGAATAGATAATGCCTAACGATTTATGGGAAGACATGAACCGTCTCAATGCTTTGTATGAAGAACTCATGTGGAGTCACGATGATAACTTAGAATTTATCATTGAGAATGGACGTATTATTATTATTAATAGAACACATGAGAATTATATCAGACAACATACGTAAGGCAAATCGTTTTGAACGAAGACTTGCCTTAGTCAGATACATTAGAAATAAAAAACCTGATGTTAATTATGTTTTAACCATTGATGAGTATGAGTACCTTAGTATATGATTACAATAAAAGATAATTATTTAAAAGATGTTGATCATATCAGAGACTTAGCAGTTGATTGCACTAAGTGGTCATTTGCTACTGATCCTAACTCAGGATTTGGATGGAGAGGATATAGATCATTGAACTTTAGACAATTACTTTCTACTGATTTAAAATATCTGGAACTTTTAGAATTAGAACAAGGTATATTTGACTATGTTTGGGAAGAGAGAAATCTTAGTTCATGGACTTATCCAAAATATGTTCAAGATTTTCTAGCAAATGGTAATATGTTAGAACCTATGATAACATCATACTTCCATCAAAACCCTGCTAGTACTGTTGATATGCTTCATGATTTCTGGGCTGATAGATTTCATAGAGATTATTTTCCATGTGCAGGAGTCATATATTTAAACCCAAACCCACCATCAAATACAGGAACCTCTATATTAGATGGTCCTAATAATCAATTTATCAATACAGAAAATGTTTACAATAGATTAATAGCATATGACGGATTTAATATTCACGGACTCTCTGGTTGTTTTGGAGATTGTCCAGAAACAAATAGGTTGACTATAGTCTTCTTTATACACGAAAAACAATTTCCACTACCATGAAGATAGCAATCATAACAGATCAACATTTAGATGGACGTAAAGGTTCATTACCATTCTGGAATTATTTTCAGAAATTTTATGATGAAATATTTTTCCCAACTCTTGAGAAAGAAAATATTACAACTGTCTTTGATCTCGGTGATACTTTTGATAATAGAAAATCTGTAGATTTTAATACTCTTAATAGAATCAAGACTAATTATTTTGATAAACTAAAAAAATATCAAGTACATATGCTATTAGGAAATCACTGTACTTATTATAAGAACACTAACAAGATAAATTCTCCTGAGTTATTACTAGAAAACTATAACAATATAAAAATCTATACTGAACCAGAGACTATTTTTGTTGGTGGTAAAGAGTTTTTAATGATGCCTTGGATTAACTCTGAGAATAAAGAAGAGTGTGTAAAGTTGATAAAGAAAGGTGGAGATATAATGTGTAGTCACATGGAGGTTGATGGTTTTGAAGTAACACCTGGTATGAAATTTGAGGGTGGATTTACTGTTTCCGACTTTAAAAACTTTAATCGTGTGTGGTCAGGACACTTCCATCACAAATCTAAACGTGGTAATGTTCAATACCTAGGCAACCCTTATCAGATGTTCTGGAATGATTACAAATCTTCTCGTGGGTTTCACATATATGATACTGAAACTGACAGACTTAAATTTTATAAGAACCCGTTTGAAGTATTTGAAAAGATATTTTATGACGACAGCACCACAGACTACAACAAACTTAACTTGTCTAATTATAAAGACAAGTTTATCAAACTCATTGTTGATGGAAAAAGAGACTACCAAATGTTTGAAACATTGGTTGATCGTCTTTACAATGTAGGAGCACATGATGTTAAGATTGTAGAGGTTTTAGTTGACTCAGGTGACATAGATGATGTGAACCTTGAAACTAAAGACACCATGACTCTTCTAAATGAATATATTGATGAGGTGGATATTGCTGTAGACAAATCTTCACTCAAGAGTGTCATGAGATCCCTATATATTGAAAGTTGTAACATCACTTAATGTTTGTACTCACCTTAGAAAATCACCCTGATGGTGTATATTCTGTCTATGATGAGGAAGATAAGCGTGTCATACCTATCTTTCAAGTAGAAGATGATGCTGACAGATATTTACTTCAATTAGAAGAAAATGTTTCCTATCCAAAAATGGAGGTTGTGGAAATGGAAGATCATGTTATAATAGATGCATGTCACCAAAGAGGACAGGCATTTTCCATCATTACCTCTGATGATTTATTGATACCACCTGATAATTTAGAATGATAATTTTTGAGAAGGTCCGCTGGAAGAATTTTCTTTCAACAGGAAATGTGTTTAGTGAGATTGACCTGACAAGTCAGAGAACAAATTTAATAGTTGGTAGTAACGGAGCAGGAAAGAGCACCATCTTGGATGCTCTTACCTTTTCTTTGTTTGGAAAACCATTCCGTAAGATTAGTAAATCAATGCTAGTCAATAGTATTAATGAAAAAGATTGTATTGCTGAGATTACATTTACCATAGGGAAGAACGACTACAGAGTAGTCAGAGGAATTAAACCCACGAAGTTGGAGATATATTGTAATGGTGTGTTATGGGATAAGGAGAGTTCAGTAAACGAACAACAAAAGAATTTTGAGAACAGTGTTCTGAAAATGAATTTTAAATCATTTACTCAGATTGTAGTTCTTGGTTCGTCTACATTTGTTCCTTTTATGAAACTTAGCATACCACAACGTAGAGAGATTATAGAAGACATACTTGACATACAGGTATTCTCTACTATGAATGTGCTACTCAGGGATAGAGTCAAGGAGAATAATATAGAAGTCAGAGAAATTGATTACCAGATAGATTTATTGAAAGATAAGATAGAGTTGCAGAAACAACATATGCTTGCCTTAGAAAAGATTAATCAAGACGAGATAGATCGTAAGAAGACTAAGATAGAGGAATACAAAGAGTCTGAAACAGATAAGAATAATAGTATTGAATCCCTAACAAAGGAAATCTTTAATCTTAATAAAGAAATGGGAGACTATCAAAAGTCAAATTCAAATCTACAAAAACTGAACACTTATCTTATAAAACTACAGTCTAAACTGAAGTCTTGTAAGAAAGACCATAAGTTTTTTGAAAATAATCATGTGTGTCCTACATGCACACAACAATTATCTGATGAGTTTCGTGAGAACAAACTAGAAGAGAGTCATGGTGAGATTAATAAAATGGATACTGGTATTGAAGATCTAGAGAATACTATTATAGATGAACAAAAGAAATTACAGAAATTTACAGAGTTGTCTACTGAAGTAAGCAATCGTAACTCAACACTATCACAATTAAATTTTCAATTGACTTCTATTAGAAAAGAAGTAAACAATATAGAGGAAGAGATCAAAGAACTTGAAGGTAGCACTCCAGATAAAAAAGCAGAGTATACAAAATTGGAGGAACTGGTAAAAGATAAGAAGGGTCTTGCAAAACAACATGCGTCTTTAAAGAAAGATCGTGATGTCCTGACAACAGCATCACAGTTACTTAAAGATAATGGGATAAAGACTAGGATTATCAAGACTTATCTTCCTACAATGAATAAGTTAATTAACGATTTCTTACAAAAGATGGAGTTTTATGTCAATTTTACCCTTGATGAGAACTTTGAAGAAATAATTAAGAGTAGGTATAGGGATGTATTTTCATATGATTCGTTCTCAGAAGGAGAAAAAGCTCGCATTGATATTGCTCTTCTGCTCACTTGGCGTAGTATTGCTAAGCTTAAGAATAGCGTTGATACTAACCTACTTATATTAGATGAGATATTTGATGGATCTCTTGATCAATCTGGTGCTAGTGACCTAGGATGGATCTTGCGAAACTTTGATGAGACTAGTAGAATATATGTAATAAGTCATAAATCTAATTTTGAGGATAAATTTGACAGAACCATTACAGCAGAGAAAGAAAAAAACTTCTCCATTATAAGGGAGACAGTTAACGAAGTGACACATGCACTGGTTGGCTAGCACATTTTATCTGTTATCATGTATATAACAAGAAACAAATCACATGTCACAACAAGAGATCAAAGGTAATTTAGCAAGACTTCTAGCAACAGAGAACCTAGTCGTAGAGCATCGCAAAGTTCCAACAGCACTATTCAATGTAGACACTCGTGTCCTTACATTACCATTATGGGATCTAGCATCTAATGCTGTGTATGACATGCTTGTAGGTCATGAGGTAGGACATGCATTGTTCACACCAAATATTGACTGGAGAGAACTAGCAGATTGTCCACAAGATTTTATCAATGTAATTGAAGATGCACGTATAGAAAAACTAATAAAAAGAAAGTATGCTGGTCTTTGCAAAAGTTTTGCTCAGGGTTATACAGAATTAAACAACAAAGATTTTTTTGAGATTGCAGACCAAGATCTTTCTACATTCAGTTTGATTGACCGTATCAACTTACACTTCAAACTAGGTGCTAGTGCTATGGTTCCTTTCAATGGATCTGAGATGTTATTTGTTGCTCGTACAGATCAGGTAGAAACTTTTGAAGAAGTATGTCAGATTGCACAGGATGTATACAACTGGACACAAACACAAAAAACAGAAGAAGAGGAAGTTGAGGTTGCACTTGATTCATCATCACTAGAAGGTATAGGTGACATGGAAGGTGAAGGTGATTCTGAAGATCAAGATACTTCATCAGCACAAGCACAACCACGTTCTGGTGGTGCAGGAGGATCAGGAGTAGATCTAGAGAATGTTAAAGATGATTGGTATGATGAAGATGGTAACCTAAAAGATGATGATGAGTTACTAGATGAATTGTTTGGAGAATCTGAATCAGATGAAGGTGGAGAGCATGGCACTACATCTCAAACACAGAGATCATTTGATGATAAGTCTGGAAAGTTATCTAGTGAGTCACATGTTGATTCAACATATGTTGAGATACCAAAAGATGTAGATATAAATGATTTTGTTGTAGATTGGAAGGTCCTTCACAAATGGATTGGTGAGCAACAAAATGCACAAGATCTAGAGTTGTTTGAATTTGTTGATGCTGATTACAAAGAGTTTCGTGCTAAGTCACAGAAAGAAGTCAACTACATGGTTAAAGAGTTTGAGTGTCGTAAGTCTGCAGATGCTTATGCTCGTGCAGGAGAATCTAAAACTGGTGTTCTTGACACAAAGAAACTTTACACATACAAGTACAACGAAGATGTGTTCAAAAAAATTACAGTTCTTCCTGATGGCAAAAACCATGGTATGATTTTTGTTCTTGATTGGTCTGGTTCTATGTCATATGAACTTCTACCAACAGTAAAGCAATTACTAAATCTAACTGCATTCTGTAAAAAAGTACAGATCCCTTTTGAAGTTTATGCATTTACAAATGAGTGGACAGTTGCAGATCGTGCTATCAACAACAATCCTAACACAGCAGAATCATATCGTTATCGCAGTAAGTCTGATAGTCTATCAAAAAATGAGATTCTATTAGACAAAGGTTACTTTCATCTAATGAATTTTGTTTCATCACGTTCTAACTCTAGAGACTATGAGCGTATGTGTTTACAACTATACAGAGAAGCAAGTTACTATGCTCGTCGTCAATGTCGTTATCCACACTACCACAACTCTGTAGGTGTAGGACTATCTGGAACTCCATTGAACGAAGCAATCATTCTCCTAAACTTTATTATTCCAGAGTTCAGAAAACAAAATGATTTACAGAAAGTAAATGTTTGTGTTCTAACTGATGGTGATGCATGTTCAACAATATATGGTCGTGAGTGGGTAGGTAAGAATGAGTTTGGTGAAGATGCACCTCGCATATCTTCACATCGTGTAGACTTTGGTGTCATCCTTCGTGATCGTCAAACAGGTATTGTGTATCGTCAGTTTACATATGGAGATTGCACAAACATCTTTATCCAACAACTTAAAGATCGTAACCCTGATGTAAACATATTAGGTTTCAGAATTCTAGCGGGTGGAGCGTTGTCAAACTATGTTTGCACATATGGTGGAGGTATGGAATACTACCCTGCAATCCAAAAGCAATGGCGAAAAGAGAAGTCTGCAATCATTCCTAATCCTGTAGCATACAGTGCACTCTATGCAATCAGTAACAATGCCATAGATGCTGATACAACATTTGAAGCAAAGAGTGATAGTAAGGCAGATATTAGTCGTGCATTCAGAAAGATGCTTAGTAACAAAGCGGTTAATAAAAAATTATTAAACTCATTTGTGAGCATGGTTGCATAGGTATCGTACTACGATATAACTTCTCATGAGTCTCAAAATAATCTCATTTATGCAAGACATCTTATGCTGTCTTGCATTTTGTCGTGTATCATACAAAAAACCACTTGAAAAAGTGGCACAATGAGTGTATACAACGTAATTTTAAAAGTGTATGATATATACATATACGAAACAAACCAATGCCAGCACCATCACCGCTAACCACAGCACAATTATCAGAGTACCTCATCAATAAGTTTGGTACTAAAGTCAATGCAAATGATCTAAAGATTGCAGCAAGACATTTCGGTCTACAGTATGAGACAATCAGTAAACGTCTCAAAGAATTTAAAGTCAAGAGAGGTGTATGGCAGTTGACAGTAGCAGAGAGACTTGAGAAAACATTCAAGTCACAATCTGCACAACCCGCTGTAACTACTAGAAACCTAGTTCCTCAGAAAGAACCAAACTTCATACCGTTTGGTAACTTCACCGATGTTAAAAAAATTATTAACTCTGGTATGTTCTATCCTACATTCATTACAGGTATGTCAGGTAATGGTAAGACTTTAGGTGTAGAGCAAGCATGTGCTGCTCTCAATAGAGAACTGATTAGAGTCAACATTACTATTGAAACTGATGAAGATGATTTAATTGGTGGATTCAGACTTGTTAATGGAGAGACAGTATGGCACAACGGTCCTGTCATAGAAGCTCTTGAGAGAGGTGCAGTTTTACTTCTTGATGAGGTTGACCTAGCATCTAACAAGATACTTTGTCTACAATCTGTACTAGAAGGTAAAGGTATCTTCTTAAAGAAGACAGGTAGATATGTAACACCAAAGTCTGGTTTCAACATCATCGCTACTGCTAACACTAAAGGTAAAGGTTCTGATGATGGTAGATTTATCGGTACTAATGTCTTGAACGAAGCATTCCTTGAGAGATTTGCTTTGACATTTGAGCAAGAGTATCCTCATGTTAAAACTGAGCAGAAGATTCTTGAGAAGGCAGCAGGATCATTAGGTGTTCTTGACAAAGAGTTCTGTACTCATCTTGCTAACTGGGCAGATATCATCCGTAGAACATTCAACGATGGTGGTATTGATGAGGTTATCTCTACTCGTAGACTTGTACACATCATTCGTGCATTTGCTATCTGGCAGAATCGTATGAAAGCAATCAAAGTTTGCACCAATCGTTTTGATGACGAGACAAAGCAATCATTTATTGAATTGTATGATAAGATAGATGCAGGAGTTGATCTAAATGCAGAAGATGACCAAACCGTTTGATGGATACCTAGGACACATCCTCCGTCTTAAAGACGGTAGGAGTGTTCGTATCATTGGGGATGGAGGAGAGGAATGGAAACCAACACATAAAATAAATGTTGTTGACCTTGACGGAAATGAATTTCAATGTTATCATAGTGACATAGATCATGTATGGAGTGAGAATTGAAATACGATGAGAAAGAGATTCTTAACGAGATCTCTGATTACATCTCTAATACCTACAGTGCACACTATAGTCAAAATGATGGAGTTCAAACTCTTGATCTTATTGATGCTGTAGGAGATGCTGAAGCATTCTGTAGGTCAAACATTCTTAAATATGCTTCACGATATGACAAGAAGGGTACAGCAAAAAATGACATCTTTAAAGTTGTTCACTATGCAGTATTACTTTTACATTTTTATAACAAATCTACATCATGAGTAACGTAACTTTATCTAAAAATACACTTGATGTTCTAAAGAATTTCTCTAGTATTAATTCATCAATTGTATTCAGAGAAGGTTCTACAGTTAGAACAATTAGTAATGCAGAAAACATTCTAGCAAAATTTACAGGAGAAGAGTTCTTCCCCTCTGACTTTGCAATCTATGACCTTAGTCAGTTCTTAGGTGGTCTCTCATTATTCAATGACCCACAACTAGAATTTACAAGTAAAGATTTTGTGAACATCAAAGGTGGACGCAACTCTGCTAAGTATTACTTTTCAGATCCTGAGATCACATTGAAGAGTGCACCAGAAAAGAATGTAAAATTTCCTGGTAGTGATTTAGAATTCACTTTGTCTGGAGATGATTTATATTCTTTACAGAAAGCTTCTGCTGTATACAGTTTGCCCGACCTTACATTTGTAGCAATTGAAGGTGAGGATACAATCAAACTTGTACTGAGAGACAAAGAGAATGACACCAGTAATACATATGACCTTACACTTAAAGGTTCTGCTACTGGTTCATATTCATTAGATGTTAAGATAGAAAATCTTCGCATTATGTCTGGTGACTATAGAGTAAAAGTTTCTAAAGGTTTGATATCAGAGTGGGTACATCAGAATATTGATCTGACATATTACATTGCTCTGGAACCTAAGTAATGAAAGATTTCTTATGGGTTGAAAAGTATCGTCCTAAGAATGTCAACGATTGTATTCTTCCTGAGAATACTATTAACGTATTCAAAGGATTTGTTGATCAAGGAGAGATACCAAATCTTTTACTTACTGGCACAGCAGGAGTGGGTAAGACTACTATTGCAAAAGCATTATGTGAAGAGATAGGTGCATCGTATATCATTATCAATGGATCTGATGAAGGTCGTTTTCTAGACACAGTTAGAAATCGTGTAAGGCAGTTTGCTACAACTGTTTCTCTAACATCAGGTGCTGCTCACAAGGTCGTTATTATAGACGAGGCAGACAACACTACCAATGATGTACAGTTGTCTTTGAGGACTGCTGTAGAGGAGTTTCACAACAACTGTCGTTTTATATTTACCTGTAATTTTATCAATAAGATTATTGAACCATTACATTCTAGATGCACAGTAGTTGATTTTAGAATTAAACATGACCAGTCGCAAAAGTTACAGGCAGCATTCTTTCAGAGATTAATACAAATACTTGATGCAGAAAACATAAAGTATGAAGCAAAAGTTATTGCAAAATTGATCAAGAGATATTATCCAGATTGGAGACGATTGATTAATGAGTGTCAACGCTATGCTGCTACAGGAAATATTGACTCTGCTATTCTTATTGATGTTGCTGATGTAAATCTAGATACATTATTGAAAGCATTAAAGTCAAAACATTTTTCTGTTGTTAAGAACTGGGTTGTACAACACATGGACAATGATCCTACTATGGTCATGCGTAAGATCTATGACAGTTTGTATAATGTATTAAAACCATCTTCTATACCAGAAGCAGTTTTAATCATTGCAAAGTATATGAACAGTATTCCTATTGTTCCTGACCAAGAGATAAATTTGTTAGCATGTCTAACAGAAGTTATGATGAGTTGTGAATTCAAATGATTACACCAAAAGTAAAAAGTTTAAAATCATACAAAACACCACTTAGATATCCTGGTGGTAAGTCTAGAGCATTGACTAAAATATTTCAGTTTGCTCCTAATCTAACTAAGATCAAACAGTATCGTGAACCATTTTTAGGTGGAGGTTCTGTAGCATTAGAGATGTCTAAAAGATATCCTATGATGGATATTTGGGTAAACGATTTGTATGAACCATTGTACAATTTTTGGTGTGTATTACAACATGATGTAGATCAACTCTATGAAACATTATATGATTTAAAATCTGTATACTGTAATCAAGATGCAGCACGATGTTTGTTTGATGCTATGAAGGAAGCAATCAATAACAAAGACATATCCGATGTTGAACGTGCAGTTGCATTTTATGTTGTAAACAAATGTAGTTTCAGTGGTCTCACAGAATCATCATCATTCTCAGCACAAGCATCAGATTCAAATTTTTCTATAAATGGAATCAATAAACTTATTGAGTATTCACATATGATAGAGAGTTGGACAATAACAAATCTTTCATACGAAGAACTACTAACTGATGATAAAGATATATTTTTATATCTAGATCCACCATATGATATTAAAGATAATCTATATGGAAAGTCAGGTAACATGCATAAGAGATTTGATCATGATGACTTTGCTAAACAATGTGATCATCATACATCACCAATGTTAATATCTTATAACTCAGATCAAATTGTAAAAGATAGATTTAAGGAATGGTCAGTTTCGGAATTCGCACACACCTATACAATGAGGTCCGTGGGATGCTATAATACAGAACAAGCATCAAGAAAAGAATTAGTTTTATTAAATTATGATTTGCCAAGTGACTCTCTATAAAGCAGGAACAGTCTTCAAAGAAGAAGTTGTTGCAAAAGATTACGATGATGCTCGTCAAGTTGCTATCGCTAGGAATCCTAACGCTAGAATAGTAAGTGTGACAGCAAAATTCTAATGAACATATTTGTAACTAATCCATCACCAACTATATCTGCTAGACATCTACCTGACAAACATATTGTCAAGATGCCACTAGAGACATGTCAAATGTTATCTATTGTTGCATCAGATAAGTGGGGTCATGGTTTCGGCACACTACCTAAGTTAGATGGTGCTCCTTACAAAACTGACAAAGGTGCGTTTCGTAATCATCCATGCACCATCTGGGCACAGACTAACTTTCGTTGGTTAATACAACATGGTCTTGCATTGTGTGCAGAGTATACACATAGATACAACAAGGTGCATAGTTGTCAATACACTATAGAGTGTGCTGACATTATCTTCCCTGACTGCCCACCACCTACTAACTTTACAAGGGCAATGCCTGATGAGTATAAACATGACACAAGCATTGACACTTTTACTGCTTACAAGAATTACATTAGCAGCAAACCTTGGGTTGCATCTAATTATTTACGTGACCCATCCCGCAAACCAAATTGGTTATTATGATTAAAATACTAGCAGCATGTCCACCAGTGTACACTTTACCTGGTACTTGGAATGATCCAGAAAAGATAGCAAGATGTACTGATACACTAGTACCTCACTTTACATTCAATCCCAACTATACTTTTGGTATATCAATTGCAGTAATTACTATTTTACTGTCAGCATACGGAGTCTATAGAGGATTTTTTGCTAACAAAGATTTAGCAGATCCATGGGATGACCATGATGACTAAACTGGAACGACAATGTACCAACTAAAAGACTACCTATACTCAATCAACCAATCCAAGAAGAATATATTAGTTGATGATATTAATGCGGAGAAAAAATATCCTGCATTTGTAATCAATAGATGTCTGAGTTCCTTTACTGACACTGTATTGTTTGCTAACGAGATGAATAAAAATCCTCATCTACCTAGCAAGTTACAGTATGACTTTTTACTAAATAGTGTGAAACCAAGGAAAAGATTTTCTCCTTGGACTAGAAAAGATTCTATTGATTATCTTGATATAGTTAAAGAGTATTATGGTTATAATGACGATAAATCTCTACAGGCACTCAGAATTCTCACCAAGGATCAACTAGATTATATTAAAAAATCTTTGAACAAAGGTGGAAAACATGAACGGTGAAACTGATATAACATGGAAACAAACTGATATGGTGGAGGTGACTCTGGGTGAACCAGATGATTTCTTAAAGGTACGAGAAACACTGACACGTATAGGAGTAGCATCTCGCAAAGAAAGAAAAATTTATCAATCCTGTCATATTCTACACAAACAGGGTAAGTATTTTATAGTACACTTTAAAGAATT